CAATGATGATTCACCTCATCAGCTTTTTGATCACGATTCACAATGTCCACTTGTGGGCTGCTGCTTGTTACCGTGACTGTTGCACGTACTTCTCGAACGTTTTGACTACCTTGTCTGCCTCGTTCTGGGGGAGGTACGCTAGCACATACAGTCTTTTCTGGCCTGAACAGCTGCCCCTCTGGCATCCGCGTTGCATTGCGAGCCTCACCTCCACAACTACCGTTTTGGAGGACTTGAAGGCTACCCTGATGCCTCCCTATCCCACGCGGTTCGTTTGTGTCTTTACGCATGACTTCGTCACATACGGAGTCATGGCCACCACGCTATTTATGTGCATGCTTGTAGCTTATGTCTTGTATTCGCTCGCATGGCGCTTCCTGGGGTTTGGAAATCCCATAGGATTCTATTGGTCCACGTTGTTCACGCACCCGTTCAAGGTGCCTGTCTCCATGTTCTCCGAGAGGACGCGTACCGCGTTCAACAATACGACGCTTCGTGCTCCGCGTCTGATGGACAACCATTCCCATCCTGGTCAAGCTGCCCTTCGCAGCTCGGCCGTGCTGGCACTTAGGACTCTTGCCTTTTCCGTTGGCATGAAGCCTTACTTTGTGCAGCGCTCAAAATCGGATAACCGCAGTGGCTTGGAAGGCTGCGAGACCGTCGTTTGGGCTAAGGATGCTCATCGCAAACCTGTCGCTTTTGCGCCGGGCCCCAAACACCTCATCATGCTGGTTGACACGTCCGATCACGTGCAAGGCATGGACCTGATACTAGCTGAAGGGCAGCCGACTGCCGTCTTCACCGTTGTGCCCTCGCGTGCTGCGAGGATGTGCAAGGAGTACTGCTATACCTTTAACGAGGACAACGAACTCGTTTATGAGGTTAAGGGCGGTGCTGGGTACAGGCAGGAGGTGTGGGACCTAGGCGGCGATATGGTCACCGCCATTGGATACAGCGCCACAGGACTGTACCGTTACAAGACTGTCTTCAACATCGATAGGAAATATGTCGATGATGACCACCAGATCGTCCTTTTCTCTCCTTCGGAGCGTTACGCTTTCCCTTTGTTCGACATGAATCCTTGGATCAATCGTCCGTTGAAGCGACTCCACCTGTGGGGGACGGCTGGGTGAGGCTACGCGTGTTAGGCAGCGCGGAAAGCCCACTATTGATCAGCACTGCGAGAGCCAACGGATATTGTTGTGCCACCGTTAGTGCCGACACCGACGACGCGCTGGCCGAAACTGGAGGCTTGAACAAGAGCGCGCTCGGTGCTTCAACGACCCAAACGCTGTCCAAACTTCCCGCCGTGGAGTGTGCCGTATTGACAGCGTACCACAGAGAGATGTCGCCGGGAGCCCAGGCGACTGTATTTATGGTGGACGAATCCGTCGTCCGCTACCAGTCCAAGTTCACCTACGACCCGGAGGCCCCTACCTTGTTGGGCCCCTTCATGCAGCCGTTCGGCCCTGCGTGTTTCCTTCCTTAGGACACGCGCGGTAATAACGAGGTTGCCGTCGCCGCCCGCGTCCAGAAGCTCGCCAGTTCCATAACTGAGGTGAGTGTCCACGTGGAAATGGCGCTGATGGAAGCCGGGAACCACATCATCGATGTCATTGGCAGGCATACGTTATTCCCCGTCACCGAAGACGAGGTGCGCGAGAACCAGCCGAGGCCATCACAGCAGCATATTCTTGACCAAGGGACCCTCGTCGCCTCACTGGCTGACCCTGAGCGGCGTATCTTTGCGTTCAAGAAGGCGGAACCAGCTCAAAAGGTTGCCGCCCCGCGGATCATCAGTCCTGATGAGCCCGCGCACAAACTGCTGTGGTCCAGGTTTATGATTCCGCTTCACAAGGCTTTGGTGAAGCACTTTGGTGTGGACGGAGAGGGGTGGTACGCGCCCGGCATGACGCCCAAATCAATCGCAGCACGTGTGGCCGAAGTGTGCGCGAGTGGTAAGGCGACCATGTCCGATGGCGACAAGTGGGACAGCACCATCTGCCCCGTCGAGCGTGCGTGGGAGGGGAACATTTGCTATGGGGTATTCCACCCTAGCACCCACCTCGAACTCGAGAAAGGACTGAAGGCGAGCCATTGTAACCCTGTGGCCCTCGAAGGAGTCTTGTACGAACAGCTGTGCGGGCGCGGGTCCGGTTTCGCAGACACAACCGTCGGAAACACGCTGTTTAACTATGCCAAGGATTATGTCGCGGCGCGTACTGAGCGCCTTGCAGATGGTTTTCGTGAGCCCGCCGACGCGCGTAAGGTTTGCGGCATCTACATGGGG